CTCCCTTGGTGGTTAATCTCACACCACCTACCCACCGATCTATATCGGTGAGACCCACTTGCGTTTGATGCCGACGACGCGAGGTCGTCCAGCACGCTCCAAATGCCCCTTCTGATGAGGGTCAAGACCACTCTTCAGAAAGAACTTTTGCAGGGCACCAAGCCCTCCAAGGGGTGAGCGAGGAGAGCGTGACGAAACGACAAAGCCCCTCACCAGGGGCTTATGTAGTCTCGGACACATCCGCTGAGCATCATGGCCCAGAAAGGAGTATCTACCCAGACAGGGAGACGTTGGCAGAACAGCTGGGAAGTCGATGAGACCCCCCAGTAGACTGTCAAGGTGTTTGGCAGTTTTCCACATGCCTGCCAGGAAGAAGTTATTCCTGAGCGCGACCGTGGACACCAGCTCCCGAGCGTGCTTCTGTGAACGGGGAAGCATTTCACGGACACGAACAACGGATACGCGTTCGCCCGCGAAGTACTCCTCCCCGCAAGATTCCCTGAACCTTCCGGTCCAGAAGGACTTGCGGCGATTGACCTTGAACCCGTAAGTTTCAAGGCTATCGATCACAGAACCAGTCATCGTGTTGGGAACAATGATATCGTCCCCATACACACGCACGCTGCCATGGTAATCATATAGATCACCACGGCGTAACGGACGCTTAAGCGACCGCTCGATACCGACGAAGACGCAGGTGAGAAAAACCAATGTCTCAATCGGGAAGCAGGTCGCTGAACCCATCGATGCATACTTAGCGAGACGTATAGTCTTGCCAAGTATATCAGCCTTCCGTGAACGAGAGGCATCCAAAGCCTTTGAGAGCCAGGGATGATCTCTGGTGAGTTCACGTACGAGTTGATTCGAGACTCGATCACTCGCTTCGGACAAGTCCAAAGTGGAGAGGTCACCGGTTAGTGACCCTCTTCGACTGAGTTCCTGGTTAGGAACTTGATCGTTAAGGGATACGAACATGGACAGGATACGATCTTTGTCCATGCCGTCTCGGAACGCAGCCAATAGGGCCTGCTGCACGTATTGCATTGCAGTAGGCTCCATGGCGATGACCCGAGGAGTCTTGAGCGTCTTAGGAACAAGGACGACCTTAACGGGTCGTTCTCGACCGGGTTCGAGGATGTCAACATTGTCAAGGTCCATCCAGTATCTAGGGGATGGAAGAATGAAATCGAGCGCTGGAAAAACTTCTTCCAGTCTCCGAGGCCACTCTCTCTGGTCGTACTTACGATTGGCCGTAAGGCCGTCGGCAGTAATACCAGGGCCATGCTTTGGCACCAACTCGCCTGCGTGAACCATAAGATCCACGGAGGTAAAGAGGTCGCGGCACAGTAGACGGCCAACACGCCCAAAGCGTAGAAGGTCGTCTTGAGCCAGCCCTTTTTCGGTGCGTTTGACATCCTGCTCACACTCCAAGTACTTCTGTAAGGCTGCAAGTTCCCTTTTGGGGCTGCAGCGAACGTGTATCTTGCCGAACATCAGCGTTAGCTGGCGCACGGCTTGAATCGCGTCCACATCAGGATCTTGGAGTAAGCATCCATCACTGGAGAAGATGCGACAAAGGAAACCCCTTAGAAACAAGGGGAGACCCCTCCTACGCCGGAAACCGGCAAAGGAGTCGGAGGCCACAGAAGAGCTGTCGAGACTTTTTTCGAAGTCCGTACAGAACTGTGGAAGGGTGATCGTGAGAAACGATAACCCCTCGCATCTACTGCGATCGCGAAGCGTTTGAGCATCGCGATCCGTGCTGACTTGACACCAGCCCCCCAGATCTTGGGCGGCCTTTTCCCATAGCATCAGCAGGCTTTTCACGATACCTCCAAGAGAGGGACTCGTCCTGAGCCGTGCGTGCTTCACCAGGTGGGTGGTCACCAAGGCAACCACCCACTACAACGATCTAGATCGCATGTCGAGCTGCGAGCAACGCCTTCGCATTCGAAGAGGCAGTTAACCAGGCAAGGAAACCTGCCATGGTATCTTCCTCTTGTGCGGCGGTGAAGCCGAAGATCGGCCGGTCGATCGTGAGCTGAACCCGACAGAAGACCAGGTTGTAATTGGTCGGAACGTAGGGGTCGGCTGCGAGCAGATTGCGAGTGAAAGCGGCGACGGTCCGATCGCGCTTCTTTGTGTCGTGAGACACGAAAAGCGTGTAAAGGTCGTCACTAGTCTTCCACTCTGCCGCGTGCGCATTGGGGTAGCCCGTGCGCGCGAGGGTCTGCGCGCCTGCGGTTGGCAGCGTGATCGTTTCTGGATCGGCGAATGGCACAGCGATGCTCCTTACAGTTGCCGGTTCCTCACCGGCCTAGTTGGGTGAATGCTGAGCGACTCACCGCCGAGATAGACCTAAGGCGGCGATAATCGCCAGCTGCCTGGACGTGAGATCGTCCAGATTGACCCCGAAACCGTAGGGGGTGGCTTGACGACGACACTTCACCGTGTTGGTGAAGGTTTGTGTCAAGTGCGGAATGTTGTACCCCTTTGGGGTTACATTCAGCATGTCGTAGGACACTTCTTTGATGGAGGTTTCCATCATGTATCCATACGGCATCACCAAGTCGTCTGCACTGAAACGAGAGATGTTCGTAATGACGTCTCCCGTATTAGTGAACCAATCGACGGCCCAGCTCCAAGGTGCAAGGTTCCAGATAACATCAGGAGTGATTTTAACTCCGTAAAGCTTCTGAAGCCTTTGGAGATGCCCCTTCCACGTCTTTTGCACGTCAGGATCGACGTCAGCATGATACGTGAAAGCTCCTTTGAACCAGTGCTTGCGCGTCACCGTCTCGGTGATATTGCAGGTGAACTGATTCGCACCTTGCCAGATCGGCAGAACGATGAGAGGTTGGGGTGGCCTCACATCGCTAGTTTCTGTCACGACCTTGGTCTCAGGGAAGTAGTAGTCACGACGAACTCGGCGACCTGAATCACGCAGGTACTGATCCCATAGCTTGTCAGCATGGCGAGCAGCGCGGATCCATTTGCGAAGGTCGTTGATCATTGGTTTCCAACCAAACTCCCAGTTGAGATACTCCTTCGAGCCCCTTTTGAGGGCATCGCCGGATCTCTTCTTGAAGAGATTGGAACCAAGAGCCTTGGGAAAACCCTCTCGGAGTTCACCGAAGAAGGTAGCAAGGCTGACTACCGGATTAGTGGGGATAGTCCTAGCAATGGCAGTGGTCCCGAGCGCGTCGAGTTCAGTGTTACTGGACTGCGCGAGCGGAAACGTGCTCTCAATGCTATAAGGCGATGTGTCCTTTTCAGGAAAGAAGCGGCCCTTAAAGAAGTTACTGTTGTGGGCTGCTCCCGACCACACCTCCAAGTACGGGCTATCGAAACGATGGCTCGCACGGACGGTGAAAAATTCACCCCCAATATCCGCATTACCTTTGCCCAAAAGGCCTAGGTAATGACCTTCCGACACAGTTTCCTGTGTCGAGAACAACGATCCCACTTGGGTTGTCTCAGTGTTAAAGAACGGAAAAGGAAGTGATTCCAGTCCGTACTTGTACACATGTGAGAATACAACCTCACTTCGATCCCTAGTAGTGGTCGTCACCTGAGGAGCTCCAAACGGTGTAAAGAGAAGGCAGAGGGCATAGTGCACTGCATGAAGTGTGTCTGCCAGCACGTGGGGGGCCCAGAGG